AACTTAGGATCATACTCTAGTAATGTAATGACAATAGATTTAAAAGATATGAAATACGAGGAGCATCCTTTTAGCATCAATAAATATTATGAAGACGTTTTGACTTTAAACTCAGGTGCAGCTCCAGAGTTCTATAAAGGGTTTGATAATAACTTGACATATACAAGAATCATGTCAAAGGTATCTGACTCTGCATTGTTTACCGAAGGAACATATACACAAGGATTTACAAAGCAACTCTCACAATCTTCATTAAGAGAAAAATTATTTTACGGTAAAAAAGTTATAGTAGAATTGATATCAGATTATTCATTAGAAATAGGTGAAGTTGTGCAAGTAGATATTTACAAAGGTGGTAGAGATAGAGAGCAAGATTTTGCAAACTCTGGTAAATATGTTATTGGTAAAGTTGAAAGAACATTCAAATCTAGTGAAGATAAAATGACTACCAAACTTACATTATATACTGACTCGGATGGTCAAGAAACATGAACGAAGCACTCGCTAATTTTATAGGAAAGGAAGGATTTAACTGGTGGATAGGTCAGGTAGAGAATGATGGTGGAAAATATTGGAATACTGAGTTAGAAGATGGTAAAGGTGCATTTGATTATAGTGATTTTGACTGGACAAATAAAGTTAAAGTTAGAATCATAGGATATCATAGTCCAAACAGAACAGAGTTACCTACAAAAGATTTACCATGGGCTCAGGTATTAATGCCAGCTATCTACTCACAGAAATCTGGTATTGGATCTGTTCATCAATTACAAATTAATAGTTGGGTTGTAGGTTTCTTTATGGATGGTGCGTCAGCACAGATCCCTATAATTATGGGTTCTTTGACTGATGAAAACCCAGAATCAGGTTATGGTGTTAGTGGTGGTGAGAAACAAGGATATGCAAAATTAACAGCAACTGATTATAATAAACGTGATCATAATACTGATGGTAGTTCTTCACCAAATACAGCTAACACAACTCAAACTAATGAAGAAACTGGTATAGATGAAGCACCTACAAATAATGATGGGCATAAAAACGAAGAAGGAACAAAAGACAGTAAAAATGAACGTGGTAAAGCTGAAACTGAGAGTGAGAAACAACAATTAGCAACAGAGAAACAAAAAGTCACAGTCCAAGTTGGTAATGGTAAGTGTGGATCTGAAACTGCTACAAAATTAGAAGGTCCTCTTGCTGAGTTTATGAAGTTTGCACGTAGCATAGAAAAGAATGACATAGATCAGTTTGTTAATAAACTCGACGGTGCTGTTGTTGATTTAGATTATGAAATTAACTTAATATCTCAACGCATACAAAAGAAACTTACTGGACTTACTGCTAACATCAAGGGTGTGGTCATGGAAGAGACTAACAAACTCGTTCAAGAAGGTCTAAACAATCTTAGTATACCAAATCCAGAATTAGATGTTGCAGTTAGAGATCAGTTAAAAAATGTTGGTGATCTTGTCTCATGTTTATTCAAACAACTACTAGGTGAACTTGGCGATTTTATCAAGGGTATGCTCAAGGATCTTGTAGAAAATGTTTTAGATACTGCACTATGTCTTGTTCAGAATATTCTTGGTGATATCATGAAGAAACTTATGGACAGTATCACGGGTGCATTGGGTATATTGAAAGGTATTACGGGTGCTATTAAAGGTGCAACACAAAAGATACAAAATTTACTTAATAAAGTTGGTGATTTTATAGATCTCTTCTGTGATGGTCAGTTATCATGTGCTATTGGTGCATCAGTATTTGAAACTGGTCTTGGTGCAAAACCAAAAGGTCTTGAAGAAGCAGCAAAACAGATATCACAGTATAAAATCAAACCACCAAATGCTATATCAATTATTGGTAAAGGAATACCTATAGATGGATTTGTTCCTGCTGTTGATCGCAATGGTATCAAGAAGATATTCAACACTACTACTGGTGCACTTGTTGATCTTAACAGTGTGGCTGGTGCTGCAACTGGTTTGACAGAAAAAGCATTTGATACACGAGGACCTCTAGAGAAGTTTGAGGGTATTAACTTCTATGATTCTTCTGGTAATATAGCATCGTCAGCAGTCAATTGTTCCAACTCTATATTGAATAAGAAACCATGCTTCCCAGAAATGGTATGGGATAACTTACAGTCTACCAGTCCAGTAAAGGCATTGCCTATTATAGATGACATAGGACAAATACTTGGTGTCTTAATGAATAAAAAAGGATCTAACGTAAACGCAGAAGCATCAGTCAGAGCACAATTTACATGTAATGAACCAGAGGGAGGTGGTGCTACATTTAAACCAAATATTATAAATGGCGTAGTAGATTCCGTAGAAGTTCTTACATCTGGTATAGGATATGGATTTGACCCAGCTGATACATTTTGTCCCAAAGAACAATATGGTGTATTGGTAGATAAAGCAGGACTTCAACAGCATCTAAATGATGGTGAGTATATAGAACAAGTAATTGCAGGTAATCCTGATGTATTACAAGTGGTTGATACGGACTATGATGAAGATCATATATTGATTGCAACTATAGACCCATCATTCAACTCTAGTTTAACTGTTGGACTACAACTTAAAACTAAATCTGGGCATGAATTTACATTAAACTTTGATAATAAATTCCCAACACTTGTAATACCACAAGATGCAAAAGCATTATATGCAAAATGTGGTGACATTATTCCTAAAATTGATGATGTTACTATAACTAACGTTGGTAGAGACTATAAAGAACCAATTATAACAATTGGAACTGGAACGAAAAAAAGACGAATTGGAACTGCTACAACAGATTCACAGGGTAGATTGATTTCAGCAGACGTAACAGAACCAGTCTTAGGATTTATTAAACCTATCATAGAAGATAGTGCAGTGGGAGGAACAGGAACTGGTGCACAGTTAAGTGTTGTATACACATACACAAGTCCTAGAGAGATCAGAGAGAATAATATCTTGCCACTCACACAATATATTGACTGTGTAGGTCATCCTATGATACAATCTGCTATAGAAGAAGAACAAGCTGGATTTACAGATACAGGATTTAATTTAGTGAACAGTCAGGACACATCAACCACAACAGATTCAACTTCTTCTAATACCACAACAACACCGACTGTCTCTGATCCTGTATCTACCCCAGTTAATCAGGATACAACACAACCAAGTGCACCATCCACTCCATCAACTCCTACACCACCATCAACACCACCCGCACAAAATAATCCACCACAACAAGGTGGTTATGGAGGTTACTAATGTCTGATATCACACCATTCTCAGGTGGAACTAACGAAGAAAACGATTCACCTAAAGTAAAAATAAAATATCCTTACAACTGGGTTCAATCAACATCTGCAGGGCATATGTTTGAGATGAACAATACGAAGGAAGGTGAATACATACGTTTACTCAATGCAAATGGTAATTTTCTTAACCTAGACGAGAAGAAAAACAACAATCTAGTTTCATATAATGATACATATATTCTATCAGACCATAATCTCGTTATAAAAGTTGGTAAAGACGTAGAGAATGACCGTTTGGCACTACATGTCGTTGGTGATGTCAATATTTACGTTGAAGGTGATATGCATAGTGAAGTGGAAGGTGATAGATTTGATAGAGTGAATGGTAACTACCAGATGCAAGTCGGTGGTGTATGCACTATTCAGTCAGATGAGAACTTAGCAATACAGGCTAAGAATGAAATGAAATTAGAATCCAATGCCTACACAAACAAGACAACGTTCTTGGAAAATGACTTGAGTGAAGGCGGTTCTGTAAAAGAGAACGTAAAAGGTAATTATGAAGTCAAAATATTAAAAGAAACATCTACATTTTCTATCAACAGTCAAGGAGACTTCCGCACAAAAGCATATGGATGTCGCTATGATCAGGTTGGTGGTAACTTTATGACTCAAGTGGGTGGTAAATCTAGAACACAGATAGATGGTGCAGATATATCATGTATAAATGGAGGTGCATTCGTTTCAATGATCTCCGAACCTGATAGTAATGCCTATAAATTAAATGTACAAGGAACCATTAAGATGGATGCCAGTGGCAACGTTGATATTGATGGATCTGAGATATACTTGAATTGATTGTAGAATTCAATTAGCAACATGACACAACATCACATGTCAGTAACAAAGCAAGAAGCAGAATTTCTTAAGAGCATTCTTGCTGCACATTTAGACGATTACGTCGAAGAATTAGTAAGAGAAGATAAAACAGACAATGCTATGAAGCATATGCAGGAGAATAGACAGGCAGGACTTGACCTTATAAGTAAGGTTGA